ATAAGGATATACCCTCACAAGATAAAGAAACAGCTCTTAGAATGCTTGATTTAGAGCTTGAGGAGATGGAATCAGTTACCCGAAGGTGGGAAGCGGATGCTATGTCAGATTCTTGGCTTAGTAAAAATGTAAGACCTTTAACTTTAGTATTTATGGTTTTAGTTTATACAGCAGGATTTTTTTTAAATTATGAACTTGATAACATAAATCAAATTGTACTTTTAATTATTGGTGCTTACTTTGGTGGGCGATCTTTTGAAAAATCAAGATTAAACTAATACTATATAATAAATTCTATATAGTATTATTTATTATATTTAGTATTATGTACTATATAATATGTCTAAAAAAACAATAATACGCAAATTTGATAAGCTGTTTAGTAGGTGGGTTAGACTGTCTCACGCAGATTCTAAAGGATATTGTGAGTGTATTACTTGTGGTCGTAGTTACAAATGGAACGATATAGACGCAGGACACTTTGTATCTCGTAGGCATTTAGCTTTAAGGTTTGATTCACGTAATGTTTTTCCCCAATGTAAATACTGTAACCGTTTTTTAAATGGTTTACAATATATAATGGGTAAACGAATAGATGAGCTGTTAGGCATTGGTACTGCTGATAAACTTATACAAATATCCAAACAAACTCATAAAATAGATAAGGTTGATTTAGAAATAAAATATAATGAGTATTTGGAATTATCAAAAAAACTTAATAAGTTTGATTAACAATTAAAAAAATTATGAGTAATACTATAAGTGATTTCTTAGAAAATCAAAACGAGGATAGAACAAATCCTATGTACGCTCTTCAAGCTAATAGCTTTTTAAAAGAGCAAATAACACATCTTATTAGAAAAATAGATACACTAGAAGATGAACTAGATGAAACAAATCTAGAGCTTAACAAAATGAGATCAGAACGTGATTCTGCTATTGACGAAAATTTAACACTAACACATCAAATTAAATACTTACAAAATGGCATTAGCAATTAAAGATCCAAGACAATCAACTATAAAGTTTATAGAACAAGGTAAAGAATGGCAAGGTAAAAACGGTGGTCAAAAAATGCAAGAATACAAACTTGAAATGGCTAACGGTGATATGCCAGTATTTAATATTCCAAGTAATCAACAGTTTCCATATCAAAGTCAAGATACTATTGTATATTTACTTACCGAAAGAGAAATTAACGGTAAAATAAACCAGTATGCAAGTGTAGATAAAGTTGCTACTGAAAACTTAAACAGACCTATGGAACAACAATTACCACAAAAAGAAGAATCTATTGCACTAGCAGTAGCATTAAAAGAGGCAAGTAACTTAGTAACATCTGATATTTGGCAAAAATGTAACAGTCTTAAAAAAGAGGAAGATATTATAGCTGCTAAAGATAAGATACTAAAGGAAACAGTTACAGTTGCAGGACTAATGTATAAAGTACTAATAACTAAACCACAAAACAATGAGTAATTTTTCAGGACCTAAATATAATTTTGCAAGTGGTGTATATACTAAAACTGCACCCCAAGATTTTGTACACTCAAAGATGAGTATTAATTATGATGCATTTTCTAAGTGGGTACAAACACCAGAAGTGCAACAACATATAAAAGATAATGAAGGGTATTTAAAAATAGATACTTTATATTCAAAAGATAAATCTAAATTGTTTTCTAAATTAAATACACTACAAAAGAAAAAAGAAGTAACTTCTGCACAGCATAGTCCAGATCGTAATACCAACGGTGATAATGCAGAGGACTTACCATTCTAATTTAGTAGGAGTAGATAAACAACTTGATAAACTCCATAAGATATATAATGGAGAAATCAAAGAAGGTTTACGACTTGTACCTGACCTAGATGAGTATTGGAGATATAAAAAAAATAGTTTTAATATAATTTTAGGTCATAGTAGTACAGGTAAAACTACTACAATGCTTTACTTTTTTGTACTCTATGCTTTAAAATATGATTTAAAGTTTCTTATATATTCTGCAGAAAATGATCCTGCGAATATCTCAAAAAAAATTATAGAGTTTCTTACAGGTTTACCATTTCAAAAAATAGAGAAAAAGACTTGGGAGAAAAAACTTAAATGGGTAGATGAGCATTTTAAATATATTGACATAGATAAATTTTACTCTACTACAAGTTTATTAGAAGAAGCTGCTACTATAAAAAAAACATTTGACTACGATAGTTTTTTAATTGATCCTTACAACTCATTAAGCAAGGATAAAAACTTAATGAAAGAATATGGTAATCACGAGTACGATTATTATTGTATTAGTCAGATGCGTATGTTTACAAGAAAAATTAAAGTATCTATTTATTTAGTGACTCACGCTGTCACCGAATCTTTACGTTATAAATGGGGTAGTGGTCATCCTTTTGAGGGGCATATACGTCCTCCAAGTCCAGGCTCTGCAGAAGGTGGTGGTAAGTTCTTAAACAAATGCGATAATTTTTTAATTATACATCGTTACGTTTCTCACCCAGAGTTTTGGTTTTATACATATATAGCTGTCGTAAAAATAAAAGAAATTGACTCAGGCGGCAGACCAACACCACTTGACAATCCAATAGAACTTAGATCAATAGCAAATAATGTAGGATTTAGTATTAATGGTAAAAACTTACTACATTTGATTAAAAAAAGTGATACTAGAAATAGCATACAAAAAACATAAAACTTGGCTTAGAATCTGTAAGAGCTTTGGTTGTAATGATGACACTTGTAAAGATTTGGTTTCTGAGATGTATATTAAAATTGACGACCTTACTAAAAAAGGTAAAGATCTTTCTTACGGAGATAATGATATTAATTATTGGTACTGCTATAAAATACTTAGACATTTATTTTTACACCTAAAAATTAAAGAGAAAAGAATATCGTTTGTCTCTGATGAATATTTATCTAATGTAAAAGATGACGACTATATAGACTTAGATACATTTGGTAAAGAGTTTGATAAAGAGCTTGAAAAACTAAATGAGTATGACAAAGCAGTATTTAAAATAATAAGTAGTGGTAAAAAAATAAGTGAGCTATCAAGAGAAACTACAATAAGTTATGTATCTTTAAGAAACACTTGGTTAAAAACTAAAGAATATCTAGTAGCAAAAATTAAAAATTATGATTGGATTAGGGGACATAGTAGAAAGGATAATTAGAATTATAACCTTTGGTCAGGGTAAAAGATTTGCAACTTGGATAGCAAAACTATTTGGTTATGCTGATTGTGGATGTGATAAAAGGCAAAAAAAACTTAACAAATTTCAAATTAAAATTAAAAGATGAAAGTACAGTTATCTAAAAATGACTACGAAAAGTGGAAAAGATTTAAAGGTGTAACTGGTAATCAGATAACAAATACTGATTTAAGGCTTATAGAACAGCTTCATTCTAAATATTTTAATCACCCCCTTGAAACTTTGTGCACCTGCAAAGGAGAAAAAATTGTAGGCAAAGTACAGGCTTGGGTAGATGATATTAATAAAATATATAAGAATGGATATAACGACAACACATAATTTTGAAAAAGCGATTGTCAAAATATTAAATTTGGATGGTTGGGATTTAGAATGGTGTGGTGGTAAGTACGAACACTATGACACAAAAGGCTTAACACCTAAACAACAAGAATGTGTTATAGAAATAAAATTAAGAAACAAGTATTATAAAAGTAAAATGCTTGAAAAATACAAATATGAAAAACTTATGGATATAAAAGACGTGCATAAATTCTATTTAGTATTTGATCCTAAAGGTATGTATATGTTTTGGCTAAACGGACCAAAGTTTAATTTACCAATAAAAGAGGATTTATATTGTCCAGATACAACACTTTGGACAAAGAAGAAACAAAACAAAGAAGTATATTTGCTAGAGGAAAGTCAAGCAAGTTTAATAAGAGAAGAAAATGGATTTAACAGAATCATTTAAAAAAATAGATGCTTTAAAAGATTTAGAGTGTGATAATAATATTTTAGTAGTAGGTCAAACACTTAATAAGTGGGCTAGTATGAAAAGTACTAAAGAATTACAAAATGTTATATCTGCTTTTTTAGATATACAATGGTATATGATTGATCTTAAAAGACAAAGAGATTTAGCATTAAGGGGTATCTTAGAATATAAAAAAGATAAACTAGAAGCTCAAAGAGATATGCAGGAAGCAGTCGATCAATTACAGCGATATGAAAATAAACATCTACCCAGAGATTGATGGGGATAATTATAGTGATGAGCACTTAGTACAACTCTATACAACCTTGTCTGTATTGTATGATGAATTTAACACAGTACCAGAACAAGATAGTAAAATTTTAACTGACGATGGTGTAGAGGTTATAGAGTTTTCTATGATACAAAAAAAAT